CTCGACCTGTTCCTCGGTGAGCGCCGCGTCCTCCCGGACCTTCTTCAGCAATTCCTTCAGTCCCTTCAGTGCCATGGTGTCCTCCATGCGGATTTGTATGCCGGTCGCCCCGGCCTAGGAGTAGGGCAAATATGCAGTTGCCCGTCTGCATGTATAGTTTCGCCCGAAATGCAAGGGTAAAAAAGGGGGGTGTGGTTAGGTGGCGGTTAGGTGAGGGTCAGGGCATGAAAAAAGAGAGGCTATTAACCTCTCTCCACCAATTTGCATAGGCTGGTTTGGTGGTACCTCAGAAGTCACAAACGATGGTTCATGACCCACAGAAGGAATTGCCGTAGCAGTTCCCTATTTCGTCCTACATCTTGGTAGGCGAATCTTCTTGCTTAGGAAACTCGATCACCTCAGCGTCGAACTCCCGGAATCCCTCTACGTAGTCATCAATCGGAAGCCCACATGCAGGGCAATAGAGCTTCCCATCCTCTCCGATGCGCATGCCTCCGGAGAAGCCGTCGCACCGGCAATACTTGGTGAATGTGTCCACGCCAAGAGCATATCACTGGACCGCCGGTTGCGCCACAGGTTTCTGCTCGGCATGCTTCTTGGCCTTCTCGATCTCCTTCATGAACCGCTTCTGGATGCGGGCGTACTTTTTGATCGAACGCTTGTTGACCTTCTCGTGCCTTTCGCTCCACTTGATGATCGCGCTTCTGAGCGAGGTGATCATGCCGTGCTGCCAGACCATGAGCTGCTTGCCAGTCTTTTCGAACTCCTTCGGGGTGAGAGGCTCGAACACGAAGCCGGTGTGCCCATCCTCGTAGAACTTTATCGAAACCCTCAAATCAATTTGCTTCACAAGATCCTCCTATGTGCGTATCTGTTCCCGCGGATACTGCCGCGTCAGTCCTGATTCATCGATGAACTCGCGCATCTTGCCTTGGTAGGCCTTCACGCGGGCTTCTGCCTTGGCCGCTCCTTCCAGATCGCCACCAGATCGAGAAACCGAGGCCTCACGCTTAGCACTGCGGATGTTCCTCTCAAGATACCGCTGCTTCTGCGTCGCTTCGTAGGTGGCCTTGTTTTCGCGCTTTCCGGGAATGTCCTGCGTCTGCTTGGAAAGGCCAGGGCTATAGGGGAAGAATGAGTGACGGCAGTTTGCGCCTGCCAATCCTTCCACCGTCCCGTAACCTGTAGCCACGGTGAGCAATTCATAACCCGGCGTCTTGCCGTGGAGGGAGTACACCTTGCCCTGCCATGCAGCATGCTCCGGTCGTGCACCTTCATGAGCGGATACTTCCACAAGATCCAACTCGTACTCGTCGCACCGGGCCATGGTCATCTCTGCCGCCGCTTGGTTCACGCTGGTCACCACGTCGCGCCTGACAGCCACCTCGAGCGATGTGCGCGTCATCTTCCCCGCTTTGGACACGTAGGTCACGTATGCGCCTTGTTTGCCCATCTCACGCACCGAGAGCTTCACTGCCTGATCGAGTGATGTCGAGCCGGTGAGTGTCTTGACGTAGGCACTGTTGACCGCGCTGGTCCAAATCTCGGATGCCGCTTGGAGGGCCTGCGTGTTGGTCAAGTTCAGCCCGGTTCGTGCGTTGGCGATCGCGGCCTTGGAGAGCTTTTCGAACACGGTTGACTTGGAGGCCTCAACAAACGTACCAGCTTTGATCTGTGCTTTGACCGATGCGATCTGAGCCAGCACCATGTCGTCCTCTTTGCCAGCACCGAGCATTGCCCGGATGATAGAGTCCTCCAACTCTGGTTGGATCTGTCTGCTCTTGCGTCGAAGGAGATCGGTCAGCTTGCCTTCGAGCCTGCCCATCTGCCGAAGCTTCTCAGTTCGCCATGCGATCGGTGAGATTGAGGCATTCGAACCTTTGGCCAACTCACGAGCAATGGCCGAAACCATCTCGGTCTCGACCTCTGCGTAGATGCGGTTGATCTCGGTTTCGAGTGCGAAGAGCACGGAGTCATCAAGCATGAAGCCTCCCGTCCAAGGTCTGTGGAAGGAACAAGTCCATCTGTAGGTTGTGCTCGTTGAATCTCACCTCTTGAGCTTCCCAATAGTCCTTGTCAATCTCGCAACCTTCAAAATTAAATCCAAGATCGTGGCATGCGATTCTGATAGCACCAGAACCCACATGAGAGTCAAAAATCCTATCTCCAAAATTTGCGTATGTTTTCAAGAGCCACCTGTACAACGCTATTGGTTTCTGGTGTGGATGTATTTTTTTACATCCAGTTTCTTCACCCATTCGATATCCATCCCACGGAATTGACACAAGATTGCATGGGATATGCTTTGTTGTGTATGCAATCTCAGCTTTTGAATACCTGAAAACTTGGTTGGAGTTGCTGATTTTATCCCAAACAATCAGATAATTTGTTGCTCCTAGGTACTCCACAAAATAGTTATATCCCCAAATGATTTGGTCTTTCGAAATTCTCTTTAGTTCTTCGAAATACAATTGGCTCGGGATATTTAAGTTTTTATATGAAGTCTCTTTAAATTTGGACGTTTTGTTCCGCTTCTTCCAATCCTGTCCAATCCCATACGGAGGGTCAACAATCGCCAGCTCGTAGTATTTGTCTGGTATTCCCTTCATAAATTCCATGCAATCGCAAAGATGAACAATGTTCACTAACTACCTCCTCACGCTCCAAAAAATCCCGTCACCACGGGTGTCTCGCCCTTGATGCGCTCTATCTCTGCAAGCGCCTCTTGCTCGTTCATGCCCCGGTACTCCATCAGGTAGCTCAGCTTCGAACGTAGACCGCCTGTGACTTCGCTCTGTGCATTCACGCGGTCGCTCTGCTCATCAACCAAGATGGAGTCGCCGAAGTCGAAACCGAGCATGATCTCTTCGGGGATTGCCTCGATGCCGTACAGTTGCTGCACCGCCCGAACGTTGTCGATCAGCTCGGACACGAATGGCCGGATCATCTGGTCTTGGATGTCGACGATCGTTCCGTAGGTCTGTTGTTGCTTCGTGCGTACCTCGGTAGCCGTCACCGCCTGCGCCGCCTGGTCGTACACGTAGGCGCCCACATCGAGGTGACAGGCCATACACACCACGGAGAGCTGTGTCTTGAGCGCGGCATTGAGCTGTTCCACACGGAGCGGCGGGCTGTACGGTTCGAGCAGGTCCTTGCCCTCGGTGGATGAGAGCTTACGGTACAGCCTCCTCTCCAGCGGTCCGAGCTTGTCCTTGGTGGGATCGAGCGGGTCCACTTCGATCATGCTGTCATCCACGAACACCGCCGCCTTGCCAGATTCGATCTCCCAGCAGAGGTTCGTGTAGGTGCGGTCAAGCTCCTGTAGCTTGTCCATCGCGTCACGGAACAGGCTGGTACCTTGAGCTGAATTGAAATCTTGGTTGTTCGCCCACGGGGTTGCCATGTAGGTGAAGGGGCAGACCTCGCCAATGATGGGGACCTCCGGCGTAATCTCGGACCACTGGGGGATCGTGGTAAGCGGAACCTCGGTGCCGAGCTGTCCCTCGGTCGTGCTCTTGTACAGCTTCGTCGAGATCGTCCACCCTGTCGGGTTCGGCTGGATGGATTCGAGCTTGGTGTAGATCGTTTTGGCGCTATCCTTCACGCGCACGAGGCGGTCGATGAGCACAACACCGGTCAGCTTCTTTCCGTCCCAAGCGGTGGGCAGTGCCATGTCGGCCGTGTACCATCCGATGCGCACCTTCTTCGCGTCCTGGTCATACCATGGACGAGCCACAACCCCGCCCATGGCGAGCGCGTACTCGATCTGAGACCGAAGGAACGGTTTGATGCGACGTCTGATGAGATCCTCGGTTGCCTCATGCGCGATGTTCTTCTGCCCTTCCGGGGTGGGGAGCGACGCACCTATCTCCAGCTCGCCGATTGCCTTCTTGGCGATGTCCCAGCAGACGACCGTGGGGAATCCCAGGGATTTATCGTTGGTCCCGATCCACGACGGATTGCCTTGATATGCATTGCGCCAGCTTTCGATGAGATCGGGCATGGATGCGCTATACTGGGGAGTGACCCCCATTTGCTTGAAAATGTCCTTGGTTGGTAGAAGTGACATGAAAAACTCCTTTACACGGCCCCATACACTCATCAGGCGGCCTCCCTTGAGATTAAGATTCCATAGCGCTTCTCATAGCGCCTAATGTGGGTTGCACAGCCATACCTGAGAGCGTCCGGCCCATGATCTGCGATCTTTACCGGAGCTTCTTCTCCAGTGCGCTGGGCCTTCTTCTCGTCCCACACGTACCCTCCCATCTCCTCGATAAGATGCTCGCAGTCACGTGAGATCGCCAGCTTGCCGATATGGAACAGGCTTGCGGTATAGCCGATGCCCGCGACCACCTCGTTGGAAGCAAGCACGGCACGGAACCGCTTGCCCTTGTGGATCACCGAGATGAAGGAGGCGGCGCTCGGGTCGATGATGATGTCCCTGACCGGAAGGTTGCCCACGAAGTCGACCAAGTGCCGATAGTACTCGGCGTCGGTCATCTGCACCTCGGTCTCGCGTCCGAAGTGGTACCATTCCTTCACGATCTCCCACCTGAGACGCTTGGTGTGATAGGCGAACAACAGATACACCTGCGCGTTCTGGATGCCGTAGTCGCACGCCACGAACATCTCGCCGTAAGCACCCCAATTTCCATCGAAATCAAAAGCGAGATCCTCCCGATCGGCGAACTCCGGATAGATAAGCCCTTCTGCAGCACACCATTCGCCGAGGATGTAGCGTCGGAAGAACACGCCAGTAAACAGCGACCGGTAGCGGGCTTTCACGCGCTCGCTCAAGCTCAGGTTGTCGTTCATGGTCAGGTGAAGGTAGAGCAAACCCTTCTCAAGCGCACGGTCGATGAAATCCTTCTTGAACCAGTGGCCGGGGTTGAGCGGGTTCGATGTGAACCATACCGTTGCGCCCTCGATTGATAGCCTCGACATGGCCATATCAACAAAGCTCTTCGGCATGATTGGGGCCTCATCGAAGAACCCGCCCCATGCGGTGAATCCTTGGATCAGATCCTGGCTAGCTTCGTCGTGACCACCAAACAGATAGAAATTATGCGTCACCCCGGTGCTGTTGGTAATGAGCACGAGATTGTCTTGTCGCTTGTACGCCACCTTATAGCCGATGGACCGCGACGCCTTGATCAGTGGTCGAACGATATTGCGAACCACCGCATGTATGGTTTTGCCTGCGATGAAAAACTCACCGCCTCCTTGCGGGAATCGGTGAAACGCCAACTTGACGAAGCTGATGGATCCCGGCAGGCTCTTTCCGCTTCTAATCGCTCCATCGAGGATGATGCCGAAGCGGTCGCGCACCGGAGAGTCGGGAAGCCACCAGTTCATGATCATCAAGTGTTTGTTGCTGAACTTCCAATCAATGCGGGCAGGGGTTATCTTCACTGGTTGTCATCCTCCTGGGACTGCTGTTGCGGCATATCATCCCAGAGCTTCGCAGCGCTTTCCTTGAGCGCCTTCTCGAAGTAGGTCTGATCCTCACCGGTAGGCTCGGCAACAGGCTTGTCCATCCACTTGTCGGGCCTGCGGTTCTTGAGCCAGATGAATGCTGCGGCTGTATCCGGTGGGACCTGATCGAAGAACTCCGCGATCTCCACGCGTTCCTCCTCGCACCTTCGGCCCTCCTCGTCGTAGTAGGTCCGCTTGAGCTTGAAGGGTTGCTGCCTCTTGCACACAAATCCGATCGATCGTTTGTATAGGGCACGGGCCACATTTCCGTCCGCATCCTCCCTGCCATTCTTTATGGACGCAAAAAACTCTGGATACCTTCGCTTCCAGTTGTTCAGCGTCTGCTCGGTTATCTTGAGAGAATGGGCGAGCTCCGTGTCCTTGAGACCAAGCATAGCAAGACGCTCCACCAAGTCGCACATCTCCGGCTTGTAGAGCGTCCTCCGTCCTCCTGGGTGTTTCTTCGGCTTTTTCTTTCCCGTTTCCTTGGCCATGGTCTAAGCGTATCACCTTTTGCCCCCGGTTGTGGTGTCGCGGTGGTTAGGGAGTTCTTCGAGGGCCCAATCGAAGGTCGTGTACCCGTCCTTCCACACCCCGCCATTACGAATCATCCGTTCCAAAATACTGGTTGATGGAATCTCATACAGGTCCATCGCTTCAGCCATCGAGCGACAGTAGACCGTCTCGTACCGCTCGTATGCCAAGACCGCCCTTGGTTGTGAAAATCGCTTGCCTCGTGTTGATTTCAATGCGCGTTCCCCCATGCTCCCCATCGGCAGACTATCTGCGAAGCCCCAAGCTTCCGGTGAAACGAATCGTCGAACTTCTCCCCGAACTCCTTCGGATTGATATTTCCAGACATCACCGTTTTAAGGTTATCAGCATCACGGCGGTCGATGATCTCGTATAGTGTCTGTCCTTCGTGCTCCGACCATGTAGATCTTCCCAGCTCGTCGATTACCAGCACGGGAACCTCCGAGTACTTGGCGATCACTTGGCCTTCTGTGGGCAGCTCTTTGCGACCAAGGTAGCTCTCATGGATGTCGCGGTAGATCTTGCGCTCACGAACGTATAAGCCTTGTCGCCCGGTCTGGATGCAGCCCTTGAGCATTGATACGGCCAGATGGCTCTTTCCCCGGTCGGTGGGACCGAGCAGTACGATCGATCGGATACGGTCCTCGATGAAATCCAAGCACTTTTGCCTCGCTTCTCCCTTGAGCCTCATGAAATCGGGATTGTTGTCCTCGATACGGAAGTTTCTCAGCATGCAAGGTGAGTACTTGTCCGGAATCTGTGCGGCGTTGAACATGCTTGAGTGGATATCATCGACATACAGCTCCATCATCGCTTTGCGCTGGAGCTCTTCGTTGCATTCGGGACATCCTGAGAGTGGGAGCTCTTGAGTGGTGCCATCATCGTTCACCTGCACCAATCGGGTGTTCGTGTACGGTCCGTGCTTCTCACAGGTGAGGTTCAAGGTCTCCGAGAGTTGGAAGTCATCGTGTCTGGCCATGAACTGGCGAATGAATTCACTTTGCATTGCGTTCCTCCTGTGCGTAGTATTCAGCCCAGCGGTCACTGTTACCAAGGGTGCGCTGTGAGGGCTTCCCCTGTGGCTGGTTGTCTCTCCTGCCTTTCGAGCCACACTTGTTCTGCTCGCCGTCAAGCCACGTGACGATGAATCGCTTAATCCCCCGTGCTGTCTTGCGGTTCTTCTCGTGCCCAATAAGCCAGCCTTTCATGCGTCCAAGCTCGCTTGCAACGTCAACGGCAGGGTACAGCGGGGAGAGTTCGGCAACGAGGCTTTGCTTCACGGGATACTGCTCACCAGTGTTGAGCAAGAGCTCTATGACGGTTGGGTCGTCTTTCTCGGGTTCCTCGGGTTCTTGAGGCTTTTCTTTGGTGTTGACCGGTGTGTCGGCCTCGACGCTATCGGGGTTTTCCGATAGCTCGGGGCAAGAAATCTTAGGTATTGGTATTGGAGATGGTATTGGTATTGGAGATGGAGATGGGGTATTACTATTAGTATTCGGACCGTATTCGGACCGTATATCATTCGTATTCGATCCGTATTTATTTTGCTTACTGTTTGAATTTTTCTCCTTTTCCCATCGTTTACTTATTGCATCTTTTGCTTGTCTCGAACGACCTTCAGAACCAGCGATCCAGGGCTGGTGTATCTCCCATTCGTGGATTGCGTATTCCCCATTAATTTGCTCAAGATACCCAACTCCATCCGACAATAACGTTTTAATCAATAGCCCTCTTTCTCCGTTCCATTGTGCTAGATCCTCAATATCGTCAGCGTCGCATCCTCGAAAAATCCCATCTTGATACGATGTTCCAGCAATAGAGAATAATGTCATTAGCGAAAAAAAAGCCCTGTCACCTGCTTCTCGCATAAGCCTTCTGGTCTTTTTATGCCCTACAAAATCAAGCGATATCCGCATATCATTTTTTGCCATTTTATTCCATCCATTTATGTGGTAGCGTCAAAGAATCCTTCCAATCACCGGAAAATTCTATTGCGGGATACTCGTAGTCATCCAAGACATTCCCAAGCTTGTCGCACAATGGGAAAATTATTAACGCACATTCCGCTCCATTGGACCAGATCCCTTCGTCTGGTAAACATTTGGGTCGGCTAGTGAAGGAATGCAGGCTTCCATCACGATTTAGTGCTACCGGAGCTCCAACAAAATTAGCAATGTCCGCCAACTGCCCAGCATTTGTCTTTTCTGCCATATTTTTCATTACCCCCCCCTTGCCATACATAAAATTGACCCTACTGTTTTGCCTGTTTCATAAAAGATAACATATCGAACCAAAACATCTTTGGACCACAACAAACATCAAGAATTGGCTCCATTTTTATTCCCTCTCAAATTTTATTTCCGTCGCGAAACACACTATCAGAACAATGACGCCAACGAGCCAATGGACTGACATGCCAGCAGATATACAAAGGATGAAAAGTATTGATTTTATGAGATCACGCATTGTTTATCCTCCTTTCTCATCTCGTGACCCTGCTGTCACTCACTCATTATTTCCCATCTTGACAGCAAAATCGTGCTATCGTCAACAATCCTTGCAACAGGATCCTTGCCGACGATCTCACGTACTGTGTAAGCAAGGGAGGTGCCGCCAAAAACTGCAGGGACGCCTCGCCTCCTGCTGACCGCATAAGTGCCGGTCGCTCCGAACCGAAGGGCAACCAGATTTTCGTCGGGGTTACAAAACACATCGACTCTCAGACGGTCTCCAACGAAGTCCCCAGCGACTTTTGCTATGCGGAGATGTTCATTTTCGACTGCGACAGATTGCTCGATCCCCAGCTTTTGCGACCCAGGTTTCCCTCTTTTGAATTTCGTAAAATCGTTTAGATCGTACATATTTTCCTCTCCATATCATTAAAACAGATTTAATTGATCACCATGGATCATACGGCCATTTTGGCAAGCCGTACCGTTGCTGTATCTTTCTGGCCAAACGGAACAGACATATTGTCCTCCATCGGTCTTATAAGACCAGCGGTTGCAATTCTCGCACCCAAGCGGGTGCCTCCAGGTCTTTCTTGAAAAATTTTTACATGCGGGGGAAGCGTTATAGATACGCGTCTTTGTTCCTGTCCGAGGGTATGTGCAGATAGCACCGCCAGATTCATCGAAAAAAAGAAATGGACGGTAATAGAATTTTCCATCGCTTCCCGGAATGGGCTCAATAGGCCCAAAAATCCGTTCGTCGTAATCGCCGAAATATTCGCATTCTCCACAAGCAAGCATGAAATTCCTCCATATCAAAAATTGACCTACGCCGAAGCGTATTCGATGTACAGAACGCCGTTTGTTTCGTGGAGCGACATAGCCTTGAAGACGATGTCCCCGGCCTCGTAGCGGTCGATAATGTTCTGCAGGGTGAGGTAGAACGGAGCGTCCTTGCGTACACGGCGGTCGTGCTCGGGATCAGCTTGTTCGACGGGGTCTTCCGGGAATGGAGTGCTGTACTCTTTCAGAAACTCCTCATCTTCCTTGGTCACGTCAAATGCGACTTGCGTACGGCTGTTGATCGGTGTCGGCTTCGGCTCAACGGCAGGCGTTTCCTTGGGGGCTTCGGGGATGCCGTTGACGTACAGGTCCAACCCGTACTTGGTGATGGTCTGCTCACCTTTGGCTTCGAGCTCATCGAAAGTGGTCTTACCGTACTCGATGCGGTCGTTCATGACCTTGATGTGCTTGGAGCAGGACTGCCACGGCCAGTCCACGATATCGCCGATCTGTCGGCTGTTGAGGTTGTAGCAGGCGTACAAAGCCTCGATCTTCAGTTTCGTTTCCTCGTCCATCGCGAGATAGGTCTTTCCCGATTGTCTCTGATTTGCTATCTGCTCTACGGTCTTCTCTTTCACGATATCCTCCTGATTGAGCCCTGCTTGGTGGGACGCCGGGCGCGCGCTCGTCCGTGGAATCCACGACCACCGGGGAGATTATTTTGCTTTCAGATAATCCAGATAGGTGACGCCGAGCGCATACGCTTGCCAGACGTCTGCCTTGAACCCATGGAACCAGCCAGGTTCCTTCTTGGTGCCTTTGCCATAGTTCGTTGCCAGAGGCGCGAAGCGATCTACGAGAGCTTGCACCACGTTGGGGTCTTTCGCTCTGGTGGAACCGCACAGGTGTTGCTTTACCGATGTGCGGGTGATCATATCGACGTTCACGCCGCGCTCGATGAACCACTGCTTGAATCTCCCGATCCAGATGCACGTCTCGTACACGTCCTTCCCTGCGGCATTCCCAGTGCCATAGGAGGGGATCATCTCTATGACGACATTCAAACTGTCGAGACGTATCACCCAGCTGTCACTCAACCGCCCGAACACCTCGTTGATCAAGTATGTGTTGGAAGCCTTGTCTTTCCATATGGGGAGATATGAGCCGTTTGCCATGAGCACAACTCCAGAGGCAATGGTACCGGGATCGATGGCCAATGTCTGAGTGTTTTTCATGCTGGTTCCCCCTCGTCATCGAAGAGACTTTCGTCGATGGCGAAGTCATCCTCGTTGTAGTCGTCATCGTCTTCATCCTCTTCGGGATCTTCGGGGTCATTGCCTTCGAAATCGAGATTCTGTTGGGATCTCTTTCCCTCCACGAAACTGCGTGCCTCGACCAGAACGGTCAGGATCGCATTCTCTTCGTCGGAGGTGAGTAGGTACGGGTAGTTCTCGGCCAAGGCGGCTTCCTTCTCGCCCACGTCGTCGAGATCCACCAGCTCTCCCTGCATCATGTCGTCGCCGAAGTCCGCGTCCATGTGCCGCAGTTTCCCGGTGACCATGGCATGCTCGAACATGTGGGCGAAGTAGATGCCGTGCACGCGGTACCAGTCGCCCTTGGGATCGTTTCCGGTGTCCACGCCTGTTACGGTCAGGTGGGTGCGCCTGTCCTCCATGTCGAGCCGGCTTGCCAAGATCTCCGTCAGCTTGCGGATCGCGTTGGTGAGATCCGGGGACGGTGTGTTGTCCCCGGTGGTCTCGACGGTCATCTTGTACGAGCCTTTCTCGTCGTAGAAATCAACCTTGATCTTGTCGCCCTGGTTGATGATTTTCGTTACTTCTTTCACTGGTGCTCCCCCTAGAAGTTCTGGTTGTCCCAGATCGCGTCGAGCTCTGCCTGGTCTTCGCCGGAAAGCTTGTCATCCTCGAAGTCCTCCGGGCCGTGCTGTGCGCCCATGTCGGCCTGTGGCAGCTCTTTCTTCGGTGCGGACGGCTTGGTGTCCGTCTTCTTGGTTCCCGACGCGCTGGCGGCCTTTTTTGGAGGCTCCTCCGGCTTATCGTCGGCAGGCTCCGACTCGCCCTCGTACTCGCTTTCATGGCCGGTCGGGTTGTCCACGTAGTCCACGTCGTCGAGGTTGTCCACGTCATCGATCACGCCTTGGTCGGTGACCACGGCGCGTTGCATCTCGACCGACAGGATGCCCCAGCTGGAAAGCGTGTTCTTGAGCACGGTCTTGCGGCACATGGCCTCGAAGTTGGTATCCCACGCCGAACCCTTGCGGAACTGCCCGGTACGAGTATCAAAGCTCTTTGAGAACTTCTTGGCGTGGTTGAGGATCTTCTCGATCGACCAGTATACGGTCTTGCGGAAGCCGCTGATCAGCTCGAGGTAGGCCACGTACCCGACCACCTTGTCGTACTCGCCCTTGAAGCGGTAGCCGTTCGCCACCGGGTGCATGATCACTTCCCCGGTGATGATGTCCTCGCCTTCGAACTCGTCGGCATAGACCTCGGTCACGTTGATGTTGCGGTACTGCCCACTGCGGATCGCCAGCTGGACGAAGCCCTTGGTCATGATCTGGAACTGGCCTTCGGTGGTCTTGTAC